CTAGGTTAAATATATCCCACAACTCTTGTTGATATAATTCTGTCTCTAATCTTTTCCAAAGTTTAAGTGTAGACTCCGCATCACGTTCCGCGTACTGTCCAACAAAAAGTGCTGGCAATCTCCACATATCTTTTTTAGCATCGAGTCCATATTCTTTTGCTGCTGCTTGTAATACAGATTCATCTTTACCCATTCCTATATAAAATTTTGCTAGTGTGTTTAATTGATAAGACATTCTGTTCTCATCAATTAAAGACGCTGCTATCATAGTGTCAACTATTTTACCTTTGACTATTACTCCTGCTGATCTTAACCAACAGATATCATACATTGCATTGTGAAATATAAAGGTAGTATCAGCTTGATTACAGATATCTTTTAACCAATTTAAAACGAGGTTTTTGTCCATATTACCACCTTGCTCGTGATGTATCGGATAATACCCTGACCAGCCCTCTACGGCCACCGCAATGCCTGCAATGTGCCCTTTTCCAGTCACATTACCAGAGCCTAACTCTTTTAAGTGTGGGTCATTAGTTTCTAAATCTATTGCTATTTCTTTACAACCACGAAGATCTTTTAATTCTTCTGGCATAACCCATTCCGTTTCAGGCGTAAACAACGGGATCTGGGTACTTCTCATTCGTAATCCCTTTCAAGAACCATCTCTAAATAGTGTATTGCTTTTCTCACGTCCTCTTCTTTTCCCTTAGATTGATGTCTACAGATGTATTTTATAGCGTTCCCTTCTGCAAAAAGCAACTTGTTTTCGTTAATAAATTCAGCAGGTTGAATTTTCATTGATTGGTAGTGTTTCCCACCTACCTGCTTGTCTAGTGAGTCGTATGTAGCTTTCTTAAATATTTCTTTGTTAGTCATAATATATAAGCTCGATCAAAATCTTTTGGGTCCAAAACATGTAATTCACGCTTCGCTCTCGTCGCTCCAGTGTAGAATAATCTATGTAATTCATCTGGATCATAACTAAATGTTTCTAGCGCCGCGTTCGTTATATCTTGCATCAATAAAACTTTGTCAGCTTCTCCTCCTTTCGCTCCGTGTATGGTTGACATTATTATACGAGGATTTCTATTTAATGTTTCACCATTCGCCCTCATGTTACGAATGTAATTTTCAGTCATAGCATCTAACCCTTCAAATGCTTCGTACCAAACTGTTGTTACTAATAGTCCGTGATCTTTTTGACATTCTTCTAAACTATATTTTTCTTCTGCATGTAATGTTTTACCTTTTCTAAATCCTTCTAATACATTTGATCCTAAATATTCGTAAATATTTTTTATCTCCAGGTGATTTAGTAGTCCACCTTTACGCCAAGCTTCCCAATTGTTTAACGCTAACAATAATTTTAATGGTATAGAGTTACGTCCTTTGTATTGATAATACCAACCTCTAAGTTCGCATACTTCTTTTACTTGATCTAGAAAATGATTTGCAGAAGATAAGACTAACCAATTGCCTTGACTCATATCTACTTGTGTAATGTCAGAGTATCTACGCAACACTCCTTCTTCTGTTCTAGGTTTATAATTTTTATCAAATCTATTTTGTACTTGTCCTATAATTTTTTGTGACAGTTCGTGTATAGGTCCACCAGGTATACGATAAGATTGATCTAATGTTTGTATGTCGTCAACTTCTTCTTTAAGTGCTATAAATCTGCACCAGCCCATTTAAATATAGCTTGGTCATCATCACCTGCAATGTAAGTTTTTTCTGCACGACTCCAAATCTTTCTTACCATTTCCCATTGTAACAAGGACAAGTCTTGTGCCTCGTCTATAAACAAAACTTTAAATTTATTTATAGATTCCTTTGCAATAAAATCTTCTAGTAAATCGTTAAAATCTTTCAAACCTTTTTCTTTTTTAAATCTTTTTAGTTCTTCTGACAATAGAAATAAAGTGCTACGTTCTATGTCTAATATGTTCTGCCTTGAATCATAGTAGTCTAATAAGTCTATTCTTTTTACAGCTGCAGTATTTATAATTGTAAGGTATTCATTATCAGAATTAAATGTACCATCACTATCAGAAAATTTTGCTGTCTTAATTGGTATGCCACACTTCTCACCAAACTCTTTGTAATCATCAGCTCCTAACATTTTTTCTTTTGTCATACCTAGTTGATTAAATGCGTATGAGTGTAAAGTTCTAAAGAATGCTAAATCATTATCTACATCCAGGCCAAACTTATCCGCGGCCCTCGATGCTGCTTCTGTTGCAGCTCTCTTAGTAAATGAAAAATATCCAATCTGTTTTGGTCTAACGCCGTCCTGTATGAACTGATCGACTAGATTCAACAGTGTTGTTGTCTTCCCTGTTCCTGGTGGTCCTAGTATTATTGTTTTCATATTTTTTTATTTTTCTTGTTAGTAATCTGTTCTTCATTTTAAGATATTCGTTTTCTTTTTCTAATTTTTCTAATTTTAAACGAAACCGTAAATGCCAATTAACTCCTACATCCTTATCAAACATTAAAAGTTTTCTTCTTGATACGTATCTTTCTCCCAATGATTTCGTTTACAAAAATTATAAAAGTCTTCCATTCTAAAATATGTGTATTCTCTTTTTTCATCAGTGTATGGGAGTTTATTAAACACATCGTCAATTGTTCTTGCTGATTGTCTATTGGTTGTCCAATCTTGCAAGAGTCCTGTAAGTTCATTAACAGGATTTAAAGACTCTAAAGGTTCTACTTCTTGTAATCCCTGCATCATAGGTTTTAAAAAATGTTGTTTCCAATCTTTTGGTTTTGGTATGGGTACTACTAAGTTTGCTTGATCTAAACACGCTAACGCAAATAAGTTTGGACTGTAAAGTTGTTCTGATTTTAATTCTATTCTTTTTTTATCTACATCTAAAAACCATTGTGGTGGTGTTGATGCATATTTTGTAAGACTACCTAGTACAGGCATTTCTTCTTCTCCAAAACCTACACCAAATCTTTTTGTTCTACACAAACCAGACTGACATACTGCATTAATAGGTGCATCTTTACATCTATACTTGTCATAACCTTTTCTGTTTACTGATTTAATTAATTGTTGAACCTCACTATTACTTAATGGTGGTTCCATAAATTTCATATTTGCTTTTACAATCTCATCTTCCCAAGTATCAGGTGATGATTGTTTGTAATAAACTGCTATATTAAATAGTGCATTGTTCCTAGAACCTTCACCAAAACCTGTTGTTGCAAGTTTATTTAAACAAGGTGGACCTCCAGGAAATGCTTCTTCTATTTTTTTCTTTTCTGTTTTAATATCTTGAACTTTTTCTTTGGTGCAAGCATAAACATCATAGAGCTTATAAAATTCCTCAAGTGTACAACCGGCGCCATTATCGTTGATAGCATAACGTAGTCCTTTCATTTCATTGTAGTAGGGTAAATTTAAAAAGTTACCAGTGTCCCCACGTTCAACAAGTATCTCTGTTTGTTTTGGAAAAATTTCTGACCCTTCATACCCAAGTATGATTGCCATCTCTCTTAATTTTGATTGCATCAAAGATGCAGGAATGTTTTCTTGTGTAAATAAAAATAAATGTGCGCCGCCTGATTTAGAACGGCAAACTACTAAAGGGAGTTTATGATTTCGTATGCTTTGAATGAGGCTAGTGTGATCAAAATTATATTCGTCGATATCAATGCAACCCCACCTACAATCATTATTCTCTGTAATAGGGATAATTCCGAGCGCTGGTCCTTTACCTTCGAGATGGTTTGACCAGAGTTCATCTGTGACTTGTCCACGAACAATAAAAGCTTTGCCTTTTTGTTTTCCGTTGTTGCCACGTTCACCTGGTTGGTATTGTCCATATGCTATTTCTAATCCTGAAAATATTGATTTGAATTTATCCATTATCATTTCTTAATTCTTTGTAAAGGGGGATCTCACAATCCCCCTCATTTTATTTAGTAAGGAGTTGAATCCTTAGCTTTCTCTTCTACATCAGCTTTTGTTTGAACGTTCCCTTTAGACACATTTCCGCCAAATTCTTTGGCTGACAAATACAAAGACTTGTCTTTCTGATCTAAAATTCTGTCCATCGTAACAACCCAGCCATACCAAGAACCTTTATCGTTCTTTTGTAGCGTAGATGTTAGATTATAAACAACCCCGTGCATAGGAGGGATTGCAAAGCCACCCTTACCATCAGCTATTTGTGTGGTCTTCATCATTGAATTCCACTTTTTGCTAACGTTAAGTTGTGTTGATTTCATTGTGATCAAAGAAGGCGTATAACCACCACTCTTTGTCTCTACCATCACAAAGTAGGAAGCAGTTTCTTCAAGATAATTACCATTTGGCAATCTAATCTTTGAACCATCTCTCTTCCCCGTTCCGATTACCGGACTGTTCGGCATATGGACAGCCACAGGAGCACCTGGTCCATCCCCTCTATCCGACCATTCAGGATAATCTTTTTTGTAATAACAAGGAATAACCTTGATACCTTTTTTACCATCGTATAACTCGTTGGTAACCGTATTATAGATCATACCAGGTTTGGCAGCCTCTATATACTTTGGATCTCCCGCTGTCACTTGTGGTGACAACTGACCCAAGATTCTAACAAAAGGTAACGCAAGATCATCTTGTGTCATATTGTCAAAACCTTTTGCATCATCACCAAATAAGGCGAGTGATGCACTTGCTTTGTTTGCTACTTCATTAGCCATTATACATTCTCCATTAGTTATTTCCGGGTGATTTTAGTTTTGTCTTTAATCCACGTACTAAAGACATCAGATGGCATATCGAGCCCGGACTCGATACGCTCTCTGAATAAGGCAGTCAATGTCATCCAAGCTACATCAGATTTCTGCTGCGGCTCATATCCATTAGTCTGCGCAAGGTCCAACAAATGTTTCGCCTTGTCGTCTTCTCCCTTTCCAAAAGTTACAAAGATATTGTTTTTAATAATATCTCCTAAACCTTGGTCACGAAGCCATTGATAGCATTGTGCTCTTCTTGATTCATCTTTCGGAAGAGTACATCTATATTCTTTTTTGACAGATACTTTAGAACCATCAGCTAGTTTTATTTCTGATAGTCCTTGCTCTGCAAGTAATTCTGGAATCACACGAGAGCTGATATCATCAGCCTCTGCTTTTTTAGATTTGAGTTGCTCTTCTAACTTTGCAATCTCATCTTCTTTTGTTTTTAACTTCACACATTCTTGTGCGATAGTTGTAACTTCAACATTATCTAAAAGATCTGTTGAGTCTTCTAACATCATATCCCTTACATTCACACCAGGACTTGTAGTAATTGTTGGTTGTGTATTTGGTGGTATTTTATATGTTATTTTATTTTTTATACTCATTGTTATCCTTTCTGATACATATCTACTTCAAGTGGATAGTATCTATATTCACGTTTGTCCCACTTCAACATATTAAACTGCCCGTTAGTAACATCATTTACAACTGCAGTTGATATCCCAATTATTACAGGATCTCCTACCGCAAGTAAATAATCTTCTTTACGAAAATCTTGTAAATTTTTTTTCATCTTCAGCGTGTATGGTGCTGTAGAATAAATTGCCTGATCTCTATTAGGCAAACATATTACAAGGTATCCATAATCAGATGCACTTAATATATTTATGTTAGGTGCTGGTTGTTGAATTACATAAACAAATTTTTCTTTAGGATTGCTTTTATGAAACTCTAAAAAGCTTGCTAAAGAATCTGGCTTGTATAATTCAAATATTTTATTTTTCATTTCTTACTTCTTGACAGGGTTTAGCATAGGGTATATATACTTGTCAACTAGAAAGTAGAAAAAAATTATGAAGTATAAGTTTAAGACAAAGCCATACGCGCATCAATTGTCTGCA